GAGGGTCATTTCCTGAAAATCGTTGGCTGTGGCCTGCGCCAAGGACTTTTCCACAAGGATCGGTTCTTCTCGGATGTTGCCGTACCAGTCCAGAAACCGCCATACGGCGTTGCACCGCCGCATGATGCCGTTCCCCGTGGCGCTGGATAGATTAGAAGGGTTCGTTACCAGCCAGTAGGAACCCATGGTCTCCACTTTGGCCCCCTCCGGGATGTAGTCCACCCCGGCGTCCGCCACCAGAAATGCCTTCTGATCATCGGTTTTCCGGGTAAGGCTGACGCCCTGCTTGGTGGTGTCGGAGAGCCGGATGTGCTTTGTGCTCCACCGGTAGAAGTCTCCGGGAACCAAGCCCTGCATCCGGGCCGTCACAAAGTCCGTGGCGTAAGGAGCCATTTCCTCCACAAATCGGGCCGTGGCATCCGCAAAATACTGCCGCTTCCGGTCCCGGTATTGAGCCGGAGCGTTGGTCGCCGTTCCCGCCACTCAAAAGGCCGATGTTTTTCATGCTGTGCTTGGCGTCCGCCATGTGGCTCCCTCCTTTCAGATCAGCTCCATCTGCCGTGCCGACCGGTGAAACGCCGTTGCGTATAGGCAGTCCTGCTCATACTTCCGCAATTCCTGATTCAACAGCCCCCGGTTTTGCAGTTTCTTCTTGCTGCCCTTTTCCATGTACTGCGGCTCGTTAGGTGGGTTAAAGCTCCGGTCATGATCCTTTGGCGCGTCGCTGAGCCAGTTGCGGAAAAACCGCTCGTCCCATACGGAGGCTACGCACAAGCCCAATAGCCGCTTCTGCTCCGCTGTCAGGTCATGGGCAAAGGCCCCGTCGGTGTAAAAGTCCATTTCGTACTGCAATCCCGCGTCCATCTGGGGAGGGAAGGTCACGGTCCCGGTCTCCGGGTCATACACCGCCTCTCCATACGGTACTAAGAGCACGGACCCGTCCGGCTGCTCCGCCCGCTGTGCGCAGGAGAATAATTCGTAGCCGGTCATCCCCGTCTCTACCTTCGTTTCTTTCGCAATGCTCTCCAAGGTGGAGACCCATGCACTGTCCCCGTAGGCGGGTTCCGTCAGTCCCTCCTTCAGGTAATCCACTATCTCAGGGGGACGGTTGAATACCGGGATCGCGTTCTTCATGTAAAGGCTCATCCGCCGGAGGAACCGCGCAGGGCTTTCCGCCGCCTGATCCGTCAGTCTCACGTCATCAATAAAAACCATGGCATGGTCCGAAATGATCTCGCTCCAACTCGTTCCCATAGCCGCCCCTCCTTACGTTTTTGGAATGTATACCAGCACGGTCCCTCCCGGTTCCGCGTCATTCATGGCAATGCCGTCTGCGTTGGCGGAGTCCGTCCCCGCCCCGGTCGCCAGAATCACGTTTGCCCCCGGCGCGTCGCTCCTGACCCCGGTTCCGGGATACAACGCCGTGCTTGGGTACAGGCTTGCGCTGGGATACAGCCCTGCTTCCAGCTTCACATAGTCTCCGATGTTGATTTTTTTGCCGCCGGGGTTTACGGGAAATTCCCGAAAGGTCCCGGCCGCGCATAGGTAGTGGGCTTCCCCGCCGCCTTGCTTCGGCAGCGTCACCCGCTGTACGGCGTTGTATTTCACGCCCGCGATCTTCACGTTTGCCTGCCATTGGGGCAAACTTCCCGGATCTCCGCCGATGTAAATGAAATCTCCGTTCCCCGTCCCGGTGGACAGGGGGATGGATAAACGCCCCACGCCGCTGTATGTCTTGTGGTTCACAATGACGGTTGGACTTGGCATGAAGCGTTCTCCTTTCTGTTATTTGCCCCTCCCCTGTCTCTGGGAGAGGGTTTCCAAAGGGAGAGGGCCGCAGCCCTCGCCCTTTGTGCCGTTGGGGGTCCAGGGCGAAGTCGGAACGCCCTGGTGCTTTTCTTCCGGGGTGTGGGGCGGGTTCTTTTCCAGAAAAGAATGCGCCCCACGTCCTTGACATGGGAATGTCCCCTTGCGGGAGCAAGCCCATTTAGGAAATACTCAGTACCCCATCCAGCAGCGAGATCGTCGGCATGGTGGTGGTGCCGGTGATCTTTTGGCCGTTCACATAGGCGGTTTTGCCGGAAAGAATGTCCCCGGCAGTGGCGTCCGCATCATCGGTGTCCACCACGGAGGATTTACCGTCTACGCCCAGGATGGTCGCCCCGGCCTTGATGTTGCCGGGAATCACCTTTCCTTGCTCCGCCTCGGAAATCTGAACGGTGCCGCCGGTGGTGTAGCCTGCGGGAATCGTGACCGTTCCGTCCACCGTGGAAATGGTTCCGTCGGTCTTGCCGTTGTTTGGCATGGAGCCGCCGATCAGGCTTCCGTTGACGTATGCGTTTTTCCCGGTCAGAATATCGCCGGCCGCCGCAGTGGCGTCACTGGTTTCCACATAGCGGGCGCTGCCGCCTCCCTCCTGCAGGGGGATCTTGACTTCTTCCACGCCCTCATACGGAACTTTGTTGATGATTACATTTTTCTTTGCCATGTTTCCGGTCTCCTTTTAAAAATTTTCGACCCCATCAACCGTTTTATATAGGGGTTGGATTTGTTAAGTCACGGTGATCTCGTCTCCGCTGTAGGTGATTTTCCCGTAGTCGCTGGGAATGGCTTCCACGATCACGCGGGATAGTGCCGCGTAGTTGGCGTCCGGCGTCACGATCTGCTGGACTCCGGACGGGACCACGGTTTTTTCCTGATAGACCCGCCCTTCTCCGTCAGTGACATTCAGAACCACGTCCTGAATGTCCATTACCATGGGCTTAAAGCAGGTCTCCGGCGTCAGTGTAGAGTGCTTGTTGGGTGTCAGTTCAGCTCCTTGGACTGCGGTCGGTTCTTCCGTGTCCGGCGGTATCCCGGCAGTGGGAACGGCGCAGCCTTCCGGGGTCAGGGTGGAGTGTTTGTTCGCCATCAGATCACCCCTTCCACAATGGCCTTCCGCACGTTCACATCCGGTCCGCGGAAGCCCACCACCTCCTGATGGGGCAGTTTCATCCGCCCGCCGGTCTCAACGGGCCGGTCCGGCAGCTTCAGGCTTTGCTCTTGAGAAAGGGAGAAATACCACTGTCCCTCCGCGTAGGTCAGCCCGCCGTTGGGGTAGAACTTTGCAATGCCGCCGATCTTCAGCACCAGGAGTTCCACCATCTGTGGCTCGATCACAACATCGTTCTGCCGCACCACGATGGGGATCAGATAGGAGTCTCCCTGCATCGCCATTGCTCTGTTCCCCCCTTCGGTTCAAAACTCTCAGCCGGTCCAGTCGGCCTTGGCCTCCCGCACGTCGATGTGGGTAAAGCCCTTTTTCACGTAGATCCCTACGCCGCCCCAATCGGGCATCAGCTGTCGGGCGTAGGCCGCCACCTGCGCCGGAGTCTTGCCCCGCACCACAATGTCAGCCGCCGTGCCGTAGCAGTGCTGGCTGTCCGTCACGCCGCCCACTTTGGCGTTGTACTGAGGTGTCCGGTAGGCACTGTTGATCACCACAGCGGAACCGAAATGTGTGCGGATGGATTCCAGCACCATCACAAGGCGGGGTGCTACCAGAATGGCGTCGCTGCCGTCCCTGCAGGCGAACTCCCTGACCTTGAAGTGGGCGGAAAGGCGCTTGTTCCCGTCCTTGGCCTTGGAGTATCCGTTGATTTCCACCATGGGTTTTCCTCCTTCCGGTTCCGGGTCTCTGTTCCAAAAGCAGATGTAGTTCTGCACCCGACGGCTGGAATAGATGTACTGATTCCCCGCCTGTGACAGTTGGGTGGACCCGCCGCCGTCCAGCATCAGCGCATAGTCGATGCCGGGAATGGCCCCCAGTGTGGCTTGCAGTTGGGCGGGAGTTTGGTTTCGCACTCCCTCCTTCATGGCGTAGACCCAAATGCTGCCGTCCTTCAGTCCGTAAATGGCGGTCCGTCCGGCGGCCCGCTTCACGTCCGGCGTCATATCCGGCAGTGCCAGCCTCTTCCCCTCGTTGATCAGGAATACGCAGGAAATGAAGTTGTCATACTTCGCCATGTCCCCGGAGACAGCCACCGTAAAGCGGCTGTCCCCGTTATTCCATGCAAGACCCCGGTAGGCGTAGCGATCGTTGGAAAGCACCTTCCCATTCGCCTTCACGTCGCAGGTCGGCACCCACTTGGCGGCATTGAAAAGGGTCCCGTTGATCACCACGTCCGCCCCCGTCAGCTTTCGGACCTGTGACGCCGTTTTCTTGCTGTTCTTCGGCGTTACAAATACCCGGATCTTTCCCGGCGTCACACGCACGTTCATCTGTTCAGATTCTTCCGGCTGTAGCAGCAGCCCCGGCTGTCATAGCTCAGCTCCCAGTGACCCACGGTGATGGTGGTGTCGGCGCGGCTCTCGTCCCGCTCCATCACGGGGATGGCAGAACCGTATTTGCCGCCGCCGGGAGCCTTGTTGGAGTAGCGGACGGGCTTGCCGTCGCTGGCAATCTCATACAGGCCATCCTTCCGGTCATCTTCTGCGGGGATAAAGCCCTCGGCCATCTCAGCCTCGGTCCAGCCCTCCACAGGTGCGCCGTCGGCATCCAGATGGAAGGTGGCGCCAGCCGCCTTCAGCTCGGCGTTGATCTCTGCAATGGTCTTTCCGTTCTTCTTGCCCTCAGTGATGATCTCAGCATATTTCTTGTCCATGATTTGTTCTCCTTTCAAATTTCCGGTTGAATCTTCAACCGCTTTCAACTGTTTTCGTTCGTCCCCTCTGGGGGTTGGTTTCCAAAGGCGGGGGCCGTGGCCCCCGGCCTTTGTGTCGTTTCAAGGGGGTGCGGAGGGAAATCGAAATCCCCCCGTGTTTCTCTTTAGGGGGCCGGGGGGACATTCTCTTTTCAAAAGAGAATATCCCCTTGGCTTCCGCTGGGAACCCCAGCCCTTTGCGGAAGCAATTTTAATTACTCATCTGTTTCGCGATCTGATTCACGCCGGTGCTGGCCAGACCGCTTACAATGCCCACTGCCACGGCGGTGAGATAGTCCGTTGCGGGGAAGTCTGCCATAATCAGCATCCCCACCACGCCCAGAACGCCGCCGGATACGCCCACAATAATGGGAATCCACTTGTTCTCAATGGCGGTGGCCTTCACAGCCATGCCGATCAGGTAGCAGATCACCGTGATTACCGCCACGCTGGCAATGCCAAATCCGGAAATATCCATGTCTAATTCCTCCTTTTGCCTTTAGTCCTCTTCCGCTGCCTCCGCGCTGTTCAGCGCGTCCAGCACCGGGCGGAACATTCCCTTCCGCCGGGGGTCCTCCTTGGGTTCTTCTGCATACCGGGCCTTGTTCTTCGCGTTCAGTTTCTTCAGCAGCTCCCGGCTGTCAGCGCTGACCTCGCCCCGTTCCCATGCGTCATAGTAAGCCTTGGCCACCATCTCCTGATGCTCCGTGCAGAGATCGTCGAAGATGTCCAGCAGCTTGTCCCCCATGGTCACGGCGCAGCGGAAAGCCGTCTCGTCCAGCACCTCGCCCTTGCGGTACGCGCAGTGATACACCTGCCGCTCGTCATTCGTCATACCGTTGAGCACCACCAGCCAGCGCCGCTCAATGAGCCGTCTTGCCGTTTCATCATAGAACCGGCTCCACTCGCTCTTGGGCACCATCACGGTGCCGTTCTTCCCGGTCACGGTGCCGTACATCCCGTTGGGGCCGAATACAGCCAGATTGTCGTCCGCCACCGGGGCGCACCAGCGGAGCGTCACTTTTTCCGTGTCCGCCATTACCTGCACCACTTGGGGTTTGACCCCCGCCATGGCCTTTGCAACGGCCTCCGCCGCCGCCTGTTTGGCGATCTCCGCTACCTCATCGGCTGTATACAGCTTTTCGGGTTCCTTCTCCGCCGCAGGCGCTTTCTGCTCTGCCACGGGCGCAGCCTTTGCCTGTTCCCGCAAGGGCTGGTCGGCTGCTTCCAGCTCCTGCGCCTCGATCCCCGCCGCCACATCGGCGGCCGTCCGTTTCTCTTTTGCCATCTTTGTCCGCTCCTTTCAGATAAAAGATGCTGTGTTTTCCGTGGTGCTCTGCCCTCATGCAGGCTTCGCGCCATATCTGCGGGAGAGAGGGCTTCCTCCCTCCCGCTTTGGGTCTTACGCGTTGATAACGGCCATTCTGCTGGCGAGGACCGGCACACAGTCGATGGACATAGAAACCACTACGTCGATGCTCATGTCTGCGGTCTGGTCGGGGGTCAGCTCCAACTGAATGGGAGTGCCCTCCTCCATGCCGATGTAGACGGGCTTGTAGCCGCCCACGGCGGTCAGCCAAATCTTGTCGGCGGGTACGATGTCGG